TCTCAATCAATCCAATTCCATTTGGTGCGGCCGCGGTATTGATGGTGCTTGCATATAGTTCTAGCCAATTTGATTCATCCCAGTACACAGTATCAGAAATACTGGTTGAAACAGGAACATTGATTCTTGCGCGATAAATCTGTGAAGAATAAATCACAAAATCGCCGGCATCCCAGGTTACCGCACTGTTCCAAGTATCAGGAGTTGGTACAGCAATGTCAACTTGATTGATCCTGATTGTATCACCAGGTGTCAATGTTGGTGTTTGATTTACTCCAGTTATGGTACCATACAGTCTACTTTGATTAACAAATCGTTCAACACTGCCTGCTTGAGGAAGCACAGATGAATCGTTGGGCTGGCCAACATACAAACTACAGTTGGTTGGACATTGGTCGATTGCTGTACCAAACAATGCGCCCGCTTGCGGTGCATTTGAAGACACTGCCTGCATCAACTTAAAGGTATTGGTTTCAATTTCAATGACATCGCCAACATTTAGTGTGGCAGCGATATCAACAGTGTTGGAGTCTACTTCAGTAAACTGTCCGTTGTTGTTGAACACATCGGGAATCAAATAAGTGGCATTGACTTTGACTGAAGCTGGACCATTGAAATTTCTCAATGTGGAATATTGAGTTTGCGCAGGATTTGTGACTGTGAATCGTTCAACGCTTCTATCAATTTGATAGACTTGTCCGGCCAATAGTTTACTGTCAACTGTGTTGTTGGGTGTACCAATTACTATTTGTCGACCATCTGTGGTTGTGGCTATGCTGTGTCCAAATCTGGCATCTGTTGACAACGCTCCCACAGTGGTTGTGTCAATGTAATCAACATACTTGAAATACGTAGCTGAACTTACCAACACTGTTCCAGTTACTGCGCCTGATAAAAACGTAATGATTTTGGTTCCAGCGTTGAAAGAGTAATCCATATTTGGACGCTGTAACACACTGTTTACATACACACTGAAACTGTAGATATCTGTGACTGTGTACAGATCTTCGATTGGGAATGTAGTGGTAGGTGTTGACGGAAAGAATGTTTTACTCAACAAACGTGTCACACGTATTGTGTCACCATCGTTTGGTGCTGTTCCGAATATCACTGTGCCGTTCACATAATCAAAATCAACACCCAGTGTTTTAGGTATGTTGTTTACAACCACACCAATTTGTGAACCTCCGATGCCGCCTGATGATGAATCGTCATCAACTATGATCACATTTCCTATATAAAAATCAGTGGTTGCACCGTCCCCAACAAAGTTCTTGACCTGTGATTGTACGTCTACTCGATTGTAAGCATACACTCTGTTGCCAGCAGGTGCACCAACATATAACCAACGCTCGTCATTGCTGATACTTAGACTATAGGAATATTCATCGTAATTGAAAATATTGATGGCAGAATTGAGTGCAGGAGGATTTGTAAAGACTACTGTTGATCCAACAATGTTCCAATCAGTGCCACGTATCAATACCACATCGCTGACTACCACGCTGACTTTGGTTGGGTCTGTCAAAGTTACGCCAGTGGGTGTGTAAGTAACTGTTGCTCCGTTGCCGGTGGCCTGATACAATCTGTAAGGAATCTCAGTTATCAACTGACTCTGTAGATAATCTCCTGAGTTGGAATTTCTATTGACTGTGATAGCATACCCTTGTTTGCCCCAGCTATTGGCTCCGCCCACAGCACCCCACTGGTTGTTGCCCGAGGTTACTGCGCTGCCAAAATTTTCAAAATTGCTGGCTCCAGGAGTGAGTACCACTGTCTCGACGTATTCAGTGAGGCCACCTTTGGTAAACCCGTAGACTGCACCAACTTCGTTGTTATATCCAGGTGCGCCAACCAGTGCACCAAACCCGCCAAATCCTTGCGTAATGGCGCTGCCGTATCTGGCTCCCAGTGTTGGTTCGAGAGGAACCAAGGCTGCTGCCGGCACAAATGGGTTTATTTTTTCATAAACCACCCAGTGTCCGGTGCCGTCATCGTCGACCCAGGCGCGGTTGCCTGGCAACAAACTGTTGGCATAAATCAATGTTGACACATCAGACGCTTGGCTCACTCGCATGGTTTCAAGTACAAAACACACTCCTGTACCAGTCAATTGAGTCACTGCACCACCCAATGTCAATGCCACTGTGATAGTGGTAAGGCTTGGAACAGAGAGTACCTGATATGCTCCATCAACTCCTTGTCCAAAATACTTGATTACAATCTTTTGATTCCGCGTCAATCCATGTTGTCCAGCGAATGTAATTGTACAGGTGCCATTGAGATTATCTCTTACTTGTGCGATGCTATACAGTACAAGATTATTTCTATAAATGTTCCAGTTGTAACTGTTGTCTTTGGCCACCCATACACTGGTACCCACTGTGATATTCTCAATGTCGTTGATCAGTGCGGTTAATTCATCAAAATCAAACAGTTTGATATCTGCATCGTCCCAGTTTACATAACCTGCTGTAGGCAGTTGAACATCAGTGGCGTTCAAGAACGTAGTTGGCAATATGTCTGGGGAAGTAATTGGATAGCTTTCTTTCCAAAGATTGCTGACCAACACTGTCTGATCAGCGATGCTGTACTGTTGAGGTTCAATGACTTGTATAGTGGACGGATTGCCTTGCAACAAGGCCTGATTCAACCGTAGTTCATAATAACTACGATTGGCGTTGGCGCCGTATGTGGCTCTTTGTATAGCCCAGTTCTCAAAAATTTCATATTCGGCCACTTCTTTACCAAGATTGGCCTTGGTGAATATGTCTGTGGCCTGTGTGGTTCCTTTGACTCCAATAAATTCCTGATACAAATTGACCTGACTGATGTCGTCAAGATTCAAATTTTGCATGTATCGACGTGGGCGGAATCCAATCAAACCAAATGAGAATAGATCAGCATCGCGCTCGAGATTGGCTTGGTTGGTATTGTAAAATCCTCGAATCTGTTCAGCACTGGTAGCGGCATTGGGCAATAGACCTTTTTGTATTTCAGCATAATCGCTCTTGAGCCAGAATTGGAAATCAAATTTTTCCTGAGGAGGAATAATTTTTACAGCTGACCAATATGCATCCTTGTATTTGACTATCTGCCCTTTGGTATAGCCTGTGTTAGGTATCCAGGGTTGGATGTTATCTTGATTGAGTATGAATCCTTGTGCATCTAAACTACCATTCCATTCATAGGTTGTATACCCGGTAAACAATAATCTGCTCTGGCGAGCACCAGTGGTGGGATCATAAATCAAGTCATTGAATATACTGGTGTTATCAAATACTATGAGATTTTCGTAGGCTGTAAATTTAGCATTGAGATAGCTAAATGTGTTATTGTTGACTGCTGTGAGTTGCAGATCGTTTTCAAATCTCTCAACAACATAATCTTGTCCTTGCAACGGCTGTTTATTTTGATTGAGCAAGATATCTTCGGGCGCTGTAATGCTCAGCGGTTCAGCCACTAGGTTGGGCTTGATAATGTGTAATACATTGGCCACAGGGTTGATGTTGATTAGACTACCAGGCGCCCATCCTTGGCGGCTCCAGTAGATAAACTCCTGGGCCATCTGGCTCCAATTAAGGATACGGTTCCGTTCCTGATCTTCAAACGTCATGCCCTGGGCATTCATGAATGCTCCATAGCTCAACAAGAAATCAACAACAGAATTTATACCGACAAATTCATAGCCATATGGTACTTGGACCACTGTATCGCTATAGTCATTGGCCACGCGAACCACGGTGTCTGCCACTGTGATAGTTCTGTAATTTCCGTTGGGTATGCTGGCTCGTATTTCAAAATACGGCTTGGTTGTGCTATATCCATAGACTACATAGCCCTGTTCAGACTTTTGTATGATTACCGAGCTCCAGGTGACCTGAGCTATGGTTGGATTTTTGTATAGCAGTAATTGATAGCTTTCGTCTGGCAACAACAAACTAGTGTTTAAACTATTGGGACTAGATTTCTCAGTGAAAATTTTGATATACTGCTTGTCAGAGAATGCTGCCATTCGATAACAGAGTCGTACATCAATATTATCCAATGCTTCAGTCAGCGCAACTGTGCTTTCTTTTCCTGTGACTTTGTTATAATCAACAATCCAGTTTAGATAGCTGTGTTTGGCTTCGCCGGCACCGTATACTTCTATGCCATTGGTGCGTGTTCTGCCGTTGTAGACCCATTGATCTAGGGCCACATCAAATCGATATGTGTCTCTGTCAACAAAATATGAAAAATATTTGGCTGGCTTGGTCAATGCCAACAATCTTTGTACTGCAAAGGGCCAGGCACTGGATGTTCGCCAGGCATTTTCAACTGGGCCATCGTCGCCCACTGTCCAACTCTTGCGGAAATTTCCAGTATCATACTCACCAACCATAACAGCAAATGGTGATAATAAATTTCCTTCGCTATCGCTTGGAATCACTGATGTCAATCCTGGGCGTCGATATTTTGGTATGATATATGGTGTCACAGGATCCATCACACGACCTGCTTCAAGGTCCTCCCATAAAACCAAGTTACCAGAGGTATAGGGAGCAGGACCGTATTCATTCTCCCACCAAGTGGGACGTTCGCTGAATCCCAACATTTCCCATGGACGGGTGTTTGGTGCATCAGTGTCGTAAAAATAGTTATAAATTCCGCGCCAGGCTCCCAACAACGGTTCGTTGTTGAGCTTGTTTAGACTTGAACTATAATTCCAAGTAAATTGATTGTTGGCATTGTATTCTTGATCTTTGTAGGGCAGTTTATTTGCACCCACCCAGGCCAAGAAGCTTGTGCCCATGATGGTAGTTATTTCTTCTTGTGTGTAATCTGTGGTGCGGAATTGTCCAGGAGAAACATCAGCATAAGTCAACGGAACACCCAATCCTTCAACCTTGAGATTGTCATATATTCGTTTTTCAAATTCTAACAGAATATCGTCGCGTATGTCTCCATAGGCCACTGTGATGCTACCATCGTGTCCTCGAATGACTTCTGTTGGATTGATGTAGGTTGTATCAAGGTACATCTCAGGTACAAACGAAGGGTACATGCCCAACTTGGTTGGAGTAGAAGGTACATAGTTACCAACTGTGTTTTCGTACTCTCTGATGGCTACTGTATCTCCCACAGCCAACGGCACTAATATAGTGACACGTGGACCATCAACTGCGACTTCGTATTCGATGCCATCACCAATCAGTAATTCGTTATTGAGATAAACCAGGATGGCCTGATAGTTTGCTGTGTCAAGACTGTAACTAAACAGAGTATCAAATGTGTCTGTGGTTATAGGAGTAACTGTGTAGACTGTTTCTTTATAGGTTTCTCCTGTGGGCAACATGTCGCTCCAATAGAACGGAGAAATTTCAGTCTTGCCAAAATTGATCTGTGTGACACAGGCATCCATTATTTCAGCCACCGTCATATTCTGGAAGTCGTTTTTGATCACTGCATCCATCAGCAAGTTTTTAAACTTTTGATACTGATATGAGCTGAATTCCAGAGCTTGGAAAAAATCATATTGTGAATTGTTGGCAAACAATGCTGGCAACGTCAATGGTGCGCTGTTTTGTATGATCTGATCACCGTAACGGTGTAGATTGCCAAGATCGCGAGTATTGTTGATTCCGTTTATTTCGCCGGTAAATGATCTGATATTCTGACAGATACCATTGTAATAATTTCTTATTGTTCCCAGTGTCAGATCAGTGACTTGACTGTTTAAAGGATTATTTTCAAGATTCAGCGGCACTGTGTAGAAACCAGTGGGGCTGGCTACATCACTGACCACAGTGACTTCAATACTGGAATCAAGCGCAGGTGAGTTTATAAAAGTGATGACTGTGCTGTTATTTGTTATTTCATAGGTATAGTTGTCTGTAGTAAGGAATACTGCGTTAACATAAACTTTAACTGGAACTGCTGTACTATCTTCCTTGACCGGAATGTCAATGACCAGTGGAACACCAGCATAGGTGAAAGAAAAACTCTGCCGAGATACCACAGTGGATTCTGCTGTTTCCCAACCAATCATTCTATCAAACATTGTTCGATCCATGTACTGGCGCACAAATCCAGTACCAATGGGTTGTTCAACGCTGATGGTATCTTCTACGTAAACAAAAGTGTCAATGTACAAATTATTATCAAATACGATGTCGCCAACGTTGTTGATTGTAAGATACTTGAGAGGTTGCCCAATGATTTTGTCTGTGACACCTTCGCCAGGTGCATAGCTAAACAGTTTGGTTCCGCGGAATGATGTGCTAGGGTAAATTAAGCGATCACCAAAACTGTATCCATTGCCATCATAGACATTGAACAACGGAGCTTGATTTACTCCGTTTTTTTGCTGTGCCGGTACCCAAGTTCCTCCATCAAACCAAAAACTTTTTCCTTGTAATTGGATTCCGCTCAGACAAACAGTCACAACATCATAAGGCTCGTCAGGCTGATTGAGATCCGCTGGCTGCAAATCAATAATAGGTGTGCCGCCGCCCGATGGTTCAATGAATGTCACATTGTAAATTTTATTACGAACTTCAGGATCAATGTCTGCGGCAAATATCACACGAGAACCAGTGGTAAACGAATATCCGTCAACACTGTAACCTATGCTACCATTGATATTGCTCATGGCATCGGTTTCTTGGAAATCAATGATATTGATTGGAGTGATACCTTCTGTGCCAAAATCAAATAATTTAAGCCCAGGAACAAATTCTAAGATTGGCCGCTTGGCTCGTTGATTGTTGTCAAGGAACGGCACTGTATTGTTGTATTGTGCTGTGGCATTGATGATATCTACATGGAACCAACGGTTACTGCGAGTCCAAGCATTTAGATCTTTGCTGGCGCGGTTGATCGTTAGATAATCTTGCTCCACAGGAGCATTCAGTGTGTCATCAAAAGGTGTGGCATCGTAAGGAGTTGAGTCGTAGGGAACCGTGCTGGAACGAGTATAAGTTTCAGGTGTTATTAAATTTCTAACAGCAATCAGCTCAATGGCCGTGCCTACTCCTTCTACATAATATTCTTGTTGCTCATAACTGGCAGGATTGGTTGGGCCTTGGAATTGTACTTTTAGTCCATTGGTAAACTCTACTCCATTGGGACTGGTATAATTTTTCTGTCCAATGATTTCATCAATCTCCAGCGTTTGATCTCCCGACTGGTCAACCAGTCTAATGATACCAAATAGCTCAGGATTGTTGGCGTCTTGATAATATAACGTGTCAAGATCAGCTGTGATCAACGGAATCTGTTCAAACAACCCACTGGCATTTTTGTAAAAACTGATATTGGCATATTGGTTGCCATAAAGAGTCAGCAAACGAGTAAGATTGTTAACTGGATGATCAACTGTGAGTTTAATATAGGGATTGAGAGAATCATCGTAGACATAGTTGATACGCCAAACACTGTAGCGTTGTGTGTCTAAAGAGATTTCAATGGTTTCATCAAACAATGTAGTGTCATAGGCTTGACCAGCACTATCATACAATCCACTGTAGAACCAGCCAGCATTGGTTAGGAAGATCACTGTGCGGCCATCAAGATCCTTGACTCCGTCAATGCCGCCAAATCTCTCAATGAATTCGCTGACATAGATATTGTTGATTTCATCAAATTGGATGTCTGTGGCAAAATCTACAGTTCCGCCGTCATCAAGTTGATAGTAAAAATTTTGTGCGCTTTTAGCTGGAACATTAAAGGTAATAGTTCCGTTGTCATCACCATTGTTGGTTACACCCAGAACTTCGCGACTGCTTTGATTTGGAGTTTGTGGCAATACTCCTGATATGCCTGGAACTGCTTGTATCCAGAATTGATGACCAGTTTGTTGAACATTGAAGTCGTAGGATCCTTGCCGTACCAAAGTGATGGTTGGATTTGTGCCGGGAACTCCGCCAAACGTATAGTTGGTAGTGTTACGAGTTACAGTAAAATCGTCTGTGAGCGGCACAGGTGCGGCAAATACGTCTACAGAATCTGGTCCAGCAGGTAACCAATAGTATTGACTAAAGTTAACAAATTTATCTAGATCTACAAACGGATCCCAGCAGTAATATTCACTGTCCCACAGGCGGTCTTGCCGTGTGACATTACCGCCTTTGACTTTGAGTGAGTCAACTAGCCCTGGGTAAGTTACTGCTGTTTCAACTGTGTTGGTATTGGGCTTTAAAAATACTACACCTGGTTCAAGCTGATAGTCAGTCCTTGTTTTGGTAGGTTCAAGAACATAATTTTCTTTGGGATTGACTCCAGGACCAACACGACGGCCAATGAACCCTTGTGTGGGTTTGAGTTTGGGATCTTGTACCAGCTGATCCAATGTGGCAGACAAAAATTGTCTGTTGGTTGGTGTGCGGAAAATCTCTGGTAATAAATCTACAGTACGAATTCTTGTGTTGGCCATTATTATACTACCCCGCTGTTTGGTGCGGTTCTTAATTCACTGCTGGTCAATGCATCAATTACTTCAATGTCGTTAACTGTGGCTGCATTTACAAATATCTCATTGGGTTGACAACGTATTTCATACAAGTCGCCGAAGCTCTTCAACGGATCTTGTGGTACCAGTACCACTGTGGAAATAATGTCTCCTAGTTCTTTGTGCAAATAGGCCGCTAGTTCTGAGAAGAAGAAAGTAAGACCAAAATCCCATTTGTCAATGGTAAAATATTCGTTGACGGCAGCAACCATACGACTCTTGATTTCACTGACACTGACCACAGAAGAGGCACTGCGCACAACTTTGAGAGTGGCTCGCAGTTCTGGAGAAGATTTAACACCAAACAATGGTTTAAAAACTACAGAATTTAGAATCATGTTGTCTGATATCATCTTATATCGCTGTAAACTGTTGTATGCTGTTCCTAACTCGTCAATGGTTGGCGGAGAAGGTTCTGGCACAGTGCCGGTTGAATCTTTGATATAATTTTGATATGCGTTGTAATAGGCCGTGGTAACCAAGTACAGGTCGATGATGTTTGATGACCCAGGATCGATACGACGACTCAAAGGAGCATTGTGTCTGTATTGGAAGTACAGATCCTGGCGTCCAACTCTTGCCAGCAATCCTTCAATCTGTGTCACTGTTCTTACCCCATTAAACGCTACGTCAAGCTCATAGAACAACAATTCGTTGGTGGCATAAAAATACTGGCCATCTGAGTATTCGGCCTTGGCCAATTCAATTTGATCTAGTGTGGCGTATTCACTGATTACCGCGCCTTTGGCCAGTGGTAGATATCTTTCAAGGTTGTCAAAATCAACTGTGCGTTCAAAAAATACATATTTGGTGCTGGGATTTATTTCGGGCGCTACCAATGTTTCAAAGTAATCTGGGTCATCGGCTACCCCATCGTTGTCTGAATCTTTGAAACTGATTTGCACCTGGAAATCATCGATATAACCGTCAGCCTGGATGGGCTGTCCAACGATGTCCATTATGATGTCGCTGTTTAGTGGCAGACTGACATCGGGCAAATTATTGGTTTTAAGACAGTTGATAAAATCATTGATTACTGATCCTGTGCGTGGATCATACACTGCCTGTGACCCGTCAAAGAAGAAACGTGTTTGTAATATGCTTCCCCAGAAACGTTGCAGAGCACGATAAGTCACCGTGTAAGTCACGCCGTCAGTTTCAAATGCCACTAACCAGGAATTGTCAAGATTTTGACCTGATTGGCTTTGTGCGTTGGCCAGACTAAATGTAGTTGCTGGGTCAAGATTCTGGCTGGTTATCAAGTACCATTCGCCAGTGAGATTGTCAAATCCTATGCCAAAGTCTCGATAGAGCTCAATCTGATCAATCATTGACTGTTCAAGAGTGGTTGGCAAGTCTGTGATGAACTTGGGTATTACCTGTGTGGGGATAGCACCGGTTGGTATAAAATTGTTCAATACCACAGGACCTTGGCCGTCGGGTAAATTGCCTGTGCCAAAGTTTGTGCCGTCTAGAACCAATGCACTGACTGTGGCCCATAGCACCAGTTTGTCATTGGGCAAAGCAGGAACACCAAGTTTGAGTCTGTTGTTTTCGTCGAAATAATATCCAGTTGGTGGAACAAATTTGATCAACGATCCTTGAGACATGTACTTTTTATTGTCGCTGGTTTGTGGGCCAATGGGTGCTGGAGCGCCCGATGACACAAACTCAAAATATCCTGTGGTCTCATTGAGAGCTGTGGTACTTTGTTGCCACTTGATACCAATAGGAATCAAACTAGGACGAAGGAAATTTTGATAGTAAAATTCCAACATTCCTCTGCTGGACAATGCAGGTTCAACTGCATTGACAATGATATTGGATATGTCGTTTTTATCAACAAATGTAAATGTAAAACTTGGGCTGGCGGTATTTTCCCAGATCAATCCATCGCTGGCAAAAATATTTGTTGATGAGTACTTGCCAGTGATATCTACCAAATCAAGATAACGGCTAGTACCAATGGAACTGCGATTTACCGCTTTTGATTTGATGATGGTGCCAAACATGGTGTACGGGAAGTTGTTGTAATCTTCTCCGTTGACCATGCGGTTCTGTGTGTAGTAACGAGCAGGAGCACGGCTCTTGATATCTGCCAATGATTCTCTAGATGATGCATTAGACACCGGCTGACTAAGCCCGCAGGTAAATGTGATAGTTTCAAGACGGCCAGTACGACTCACATAACCAATACTGATCTGTATGGCTTGCATTTCTTCGGGATTGATAATGTATTGTAACCCATTGGAAGCACGTATGTAACTGCGGAATGTGCCCACAGGAATTTCTGTGAATACGCCATCGCCAAAGTTTAAATTGATTTGATCGTTGGTCCTTGATGTCACTGAGAAAAACTTACGAGCATCAGGGGCCAACTGCTCTACTGCCGCAGAGTACAGGCTTGGAACTTTTTCCCATTCAAATTGAACATTTCCCACATCGTCGAGTTGATATAACCAGACGTCGTTGTTGTTGATTCCATCTATGTTTATTGATACCACACGATTGGAAATTCTCTCGCCGAGATTAAAGTCTTGGTTTTGCAGTGTTCCTTGCTTGAAATAGAAAAAGAATCCTGTGTTAGGACTGCCAAATCCCAACCGATCACTGCGAAACAACATATTGAAGATCCCTGATGGTCGAGGTGCTGGCTCGTACACATAATCTTCGTTTTGAAACGTAGAGCTCACTGCTTCAAATGTCATTGATGTACCATCTACTGTGGATGTGAATGGCACCACGGGCAAGTATCCAGGCACAAGATTGAGACTGTATTCTTGAGTTTCTATTCCCAGTATGTTTTTGGTAGCTCCAGGTTTGCCAAATCTTTGACTGTCGACCAGCGCGGCATTGACTATCACTGTGAACTGTTCTTGCCAGTTGGCATTTGTTACGTCGTTCCAGTTCACTGTGACTCCACTGAGATTCTGACCGTTGAAGTCTATGACATTTTCAGTGGTTGATACGTTGAATACTTTGAGATAACCCTGTGCTTCTTGGTTACGCTTTGGAGTGTAGCTAACTAGATTAGCCAACTGCACAACAGAATCACGTCGTTCTGCTGTGTCTAAGAAATTTTCACGGATGTTTAAGTCATTGCGGAAAGACAATGCCTGGCCCATGAACGCCATGACATCCAACAAAGCCACGAACTCGCTGGATTCGATGTAGTCGTTGAAATTTTCTGGATAATATATCCGGATGTAGTCAATGAAACTTTTCCGTAGCGTTTCAAAGTCGTAGCTTTGAAAGTCAGCTTCGCGGTAGGTCTGGTAGATTCTCTTCCAGTCCTCTACTCCGAATATTGCAGTTTGTCTTGTAGTTTTGGCCATAATACCTTCCGTGAAGTATTTATGGTTTGAATTAACGGCTCAGTTTTAGATGTAGCTGGCTGACCTTGTTTGCTGATCAAAAAATACACTCAGTCTTTCGGCATTGGTGCCTTGCACTGTTTGAATTTCAAGTTCAACTAGGATTCCATTGACCTGTGGATAGGCTTCGGCACTGGTAAGATATATCCTTGGATCTTGCCCAACAATCCTTTGCATTTCTTCAATGATAAGGCTGGCTGTTTGTTCGGTTTGTGGCTCAAAAAGCAGGTTCCACATCGTGGTACCCACATCAGGACGGCCTACTTTTTCTCCTTGCCTTATGTTGAAATAATTCAGCAGATCTCGCTTGATCAACTCAAAGTCTACAAGAGTAAATTTCTTATATTGATTGATGGTGTTAAATCCGATGAATGTTGGCATAGTAGTGTATTTAAATGAAAAGTTGATTTCTTATTTCTGCTTGTCGAGCTCTTAGCTCTTCCAAACGATTGAATAAATTGGCACGCAATTGGTTAATATTGGTATTTCGTTGAGACCCTTGTCCACCGGTGTTCAACTGCTGTATCTGCGATTGTATGCTGGTTATTTCCGCAGTTGCCTGTGATAATTGTGCTTCTAACAACGCTATGTTAGAACCTTCAATGTTGTTTGCAGATATTCCGCTGTAATTTGGTGTAGTTACCTTGTCATTGCCAATCACAGCTCGTACTGCGTCATCAATGGATGTGCGATTGGTTGTAATTGTGGATCCTGGTTGTACTGTGCTGAATCCTTTGAGGGCATCGCTGATTTTTTGATTGCTGAGTTCTACTGCGTATTGGGCTCCTCGTACCAACTTATTGACACTGTCCACCAATCCACTGTCTCCTATCGTGCCTTGCACCCAAGATTTGACCACCGTGGGTCCATACTTGGAACCAGCTTGCACTAACCCAGCTAACTTGTCTGGGGCTTCGTTGCCTGTTACAATGCCAGCAGATCTCAACTGTTGCAGTGATACTTGATAGAGGTCTGTCTGTATGGCTGCCTGTAGTTTAGGATCAATCAGCAATGCATTGACATTGTTGACTCCAGCTTGCCCAGTCCACACTGAAGGACTAGATAGGATATCAACTGGAGTTGCGGTACCATCAGTGAGATAAAATTCCACAGTGCCAGGTTTTAAGTATCCTGCCTCTTCTAGCTGTGCTGGCGTGAGCTTGTAAGCTCCTACTCCTTCGTCGCTGAGGATATTGGAATCTTGATCTGCCAGAGTTCTAGTCTGTGCCAGCATACCTGTGACCTGATCGGGTTCTATTGATCCCACGCTCACTGTGGCAGGATCTTGATCCTCATACTGTTGCGCTTGAATTTGAACAAACTCAGTGTCCTGTATCTCTGCGTACTTGGCCTCTATTTCGCCGGACACTGCTACATCTGATTGGGAGACTTGCAACGATGTGGTGGTTGATATACCTCTTCCGTGGAAAGGATATGGTTCATGTGTGGGGGCTCGAGTAACAATGGTTTGCAAAGCACCATTTTCTACCACCCATCCACGATTCTGTTCAAATTTGACATCGGGCAAGCTCTGTTTTAATATGTTGCTGGGCTTGGGCACGTCGGGTGCATCGCCGCTGTTGAGTGCGATACAGCCGGCGCTCAATGACATATTGCTACCACCATTGAATGTGCCACTCTTGCTGGCTTTAAGGCTCAAAGTGCCATCGCTTTTGATTCCAACATATTCATCACTGTAGAGCAATATGGCCTTGGCAGCATTGATTTGCGCCAGATCACTTTCAATGGCCACTGCTTTTTCACCACGAATGTTTATGAGGCCTTTGGCATTCATATTGATGCTACGATCAGCATGCAAGTTAATATCGCCATTGCTACGCAGGTTTATTGAGTTGGTTGAATAGATATCCACACTGCCTTGGCTACCAAATTCCATCCAGGTTTGTCCGTTGGCATGTATGATATAAAAACAGTCTCCAGAATCACTCATGGTAATCTGATGGCCTTTGGCTGTGCGTATGCGTACTAACTGATCAGCGCCTGCAAGATCTCCATCGTCCATGACAAAAGAATGTCCGCCACGGCGTGCGATCACTGTGGCATCTTGTGGTTGTACTGCGCCAGATTCCAGTCGTTGTTTGATATCTTGATCGCTCATTCCACCAAGGTAGATAGGTCGTCCAGGAGTAGAAATACCATAGGCTGCACTGGGGCTTTCTCGTTGAGCGTTTGAACCAATAGGGCCTCGCACTGGATCTTTGATCAAACCTTGCTGTAGCATCACTGCGGCTACCACAGAATGCACAGGCTTTTTGCTATCAAAGAATCTAGGATTCTCGTCCAGTGTTTTGTTGTTGATGTTGAGCTCGACCACAGGCAACTGAGGTGCGTTTTCAAAATATGGCGCTTGTGCGCTGTTGTCTAGTTTGTAATTGCGTGTGGCTCCAATGGCCGGCAACATGTGTGTTACCCCTGGTTCAATCACTGCTCCAAGATAATACCCATAGTTTGAATCACCAGATGCAAAAAAACAAACCAACGTTGTGCCAATGTCGGGCGGAGTAAACCACATGCCGTAGCTCTGTTTATTGGCCACATAGCCGCCTTCGCCAGTTTGCTGATCTGTGGGCGGATTGGTTGCACCGTAAAAGGGCGATACTGGTGCCACAGTGCGCCAAAGATCAGGATTGGTTTTGTCCGGACCAGCAAAATCTTCGATCCACACTCTGACGCGACCGCTTCGAGTGCTGTCCACTACCTGGCGCACTTCGCCGATATACATGCCCACTTGTGTGGGTGCATTGCCTCGATCTAGTTTATAGGCACCGGGTATGCCCGACGTTCGCTGTTGATTTTCTGCCATCTATGTCCTCTTATGGTGCTATGATATCACTGATTTGAGCCGCATCATCACTGGGTGCGGAACCATTTCTACCTCTGGGTTGACTGGCCGCCGCTGTTCCTTGCGCCGCTATAATAGCGGCACCGTCAGTACTGCCCATTGGATCTGTATATAACGTGGCTGCCGGGGTGTCTGTACGAAATTGTTCTCTGATCACATCAATCTCATTTTCCACAGTTCTTACATCGGCCGCTATCAGCTGATCGGCTCTGGCCGCTATGATCTGAGATCCTGACTGTTTGGCTAGGTCCTGTGCTGTTTGATCTGCTTGACTTGGGTTAAACCGTCGTATGGAGCCGACTAATTTTTGCGTGAATTTACCTTTGCTAAACGTACTCTGCACAGTCAATGCCACAAAAACTGTGCTCAGAGAAGCCAAATTACTTTCTCCAGTGGCCTGGCTATAGGATTGATTTTTGGCATTGACTTCGGCCAGGCCTGTTGCGATATTGTAATCAGCCACGGGATTGATCCTGATTTCATACAGCACTTCGCTGGCATCTGTGTTCACTGATCCGTCTGGCATGAATGGTTTGAGATCTATGCCTCGATTGTAAAATACCTCGCTTTGTTGAAGCCAGTCTGGATCTCCCACGATGGTCAATTGAGCTTTTTCTATGTCCTGATCGCTATAAAGTCGTTCAGCCAGCTGTGCTGCCGGGGTGGTGGTATCACCAGGGCCACCGGTGCCTTCTGAGTTGGGTTTGTTTTGGAAATATCGTTTTTCATACAGGCGGCCATCGGACGTAGTTTCATTTTGGGTTGACCCACCTTGGCTGCTACCAAAAGTTTGTACGTAGTTGTAGTTCACTGCGATGTCTAGGTCAAGCACTTCACTGTTTTGTCCTGTGAACCAGTAGTTATAAATTTTATGAGCGCCACGATAGCGAGCTGTGGGGAACACCGGCACACGAGGATCATTGATTTGATATCTGCTGACAGTGTAGGTGATTTTGTAGGCAATGGTTCTTCGTATGTTGTCGTATCCCAGCGGTGTGACTCTACTTCGGATACGGTACCACTGTACTGTTTGTACTGGTGTTTGTGTTTTGGGTAGTTTGCTGACTTCGTCAAATATAACATTTTGTTGACTGGTGATGTAACTGCTGTTACGCATGACCAAATCAATGAGTTGTACAATCTGTGTACCTCTGGTCACTGACCAATTTTTACTTTGATTGTCGTAGCGTGTTTTGTTGGGCAGTAAGGCTTCAGCGGCTGTGGTGGCCACTGGCATGGTTGATCGCAACTTGTCTTGTTTTCCCGGACGTGCCATCTTGGCATCCACTAGACCTGGCACATTTTCCAATATGATTTCGTATTGATCGGCAATTTCTTGTTGATTTTTTTGTACCAATTCAAGTTGATGTTGATTGAGAGCTTCGCACAGTCCCTGAGTATACAGTTTGGCGTTGCTCAGCGATGATGCCTTGGGAGGTGCGCTGGCATTGGTGCCTGGATCATAGAGTTCACCTGTTTCTGGATTCTGTCTCAAGGTAGAGGGAGAACCATCTTCGGCATATACAGGAATTCCAACACTGTTTCCTTGAGCGTTGACTCCTGTGGCGCTGTTGGCCGCATATCCCAAAACAGCACGACCGTTGAGCAAGGTCTTGACGTCCGGGGCTGACAGTTCAAAGTCAAATGGGATAGTGGCTGTTTTGTCACTGAATGCAATATTGGTCTGTGGTACTGTGGTAGTAAGTCGATACTCCACTGTTTTGGCCGATATTTTGTATCTGATATCTCCCATTTGGAAAGGGAACCATTTTTCCAATATTGCGTTGGTATCACTGCCAATCTCATTGATGCCAAGTTGGCTGCCATTGACCATTTTTCCTTGCGCATCGTACCCATAGAATCTAATCACCATGAGAAAATTTTGATTGGCTTCGCTGACTGTGGTCCCTTTGGCCGCTTGATGTTCTTTGACTGCGTTTCTCAAGCGTTTGATAAATGTGATTCCTGTGGGTTCAACCACAGTGAATTTTATATCAGTCGCGTTGTGCGCCCTAGTTCCGCTTTGTGTGCCCACTGCGCTGTCAATAACTAGATCATCAAGATAAAAGTCCAAATCAAAAAACTTATTTCTCTGTCCAGTTCCGAATCCTAGTCCCTGGTCAATACCGCCGCTTTGAATTATCAACTGTTGTGTGGGCAGGACTTTCTTTTGGCTGGTCAGCATGCGTTGATATTCTTCTATGTTCATGATATAGATGCTGATCGTGTAAGTCATAGATGCCAGTTTGGCCAGAGGATTTGGCTGTGCTATGATTGGTGCTAAGAATTCAGGAGCAATTTGAGGTCTCCCTCCTTCTGATGCTCCTGTTCCTATCAAAGTATTGACACCATCATTGGCATCATCGTTGGGGGCAAAGGGTCCATTGTTTTGTGTTTGTACCAGGCTTCTTGTGACTCTCCCGCCGCCCACCACTGATGCTCCATCAGTGTTTCCTAGATCTTCATTGTTTTCTAGAGGCGGCGTTTGTGCGTTGGTCTCTGAAGAAATCTGATTGGGGTTGGGCAGTGGGTTGCCTTCGTCATCGTTGACAATCAGAGGTGGTGGAGGATTTGAAACCAATGCATCTTCACTGCGAGCTTGTCTAGCATCAATGACTTCTTCGCCGGCTGAATCTGATGGAAGCACTGGTGTGTTGTTTGCTTCGTTGTAACGTGTTTGATTTAACCGATTGAGCAGATTTTGCGAAGACAGCCGCACAGAGTTTATGCCATCTTGTATGTTTTTTTGTATTGCTGTAAATGTTTGCACCAGCTGTCGTTGAGGCTCAACTGTGGCTTGCCTGGCCATGTCGCTGATCTCGGCGCCAGCTTTGCTGTTATTGGTTTGTGCCAGTCCTAAAAAAGTATTGACCTGTCCATAGAGATTTTCTGATCTAGGAACATTTTGCACAGCCACAGATGCAGCCAAACTGTCGTTGAGACTTTGAGCTGTGCCCAGTTGTTTTTGAGCTTGATTAAGGTAGGTGTCTGCCTGCCTTTGACTCAGTGGAAATGTCTGCGCCATGTGTTAGAACCCCAGGGCGGCTTTAAGGGTGTCAATCTTGGGTATGTAGATTTCTACTCCATCGCGAAAACTGCCCAATGGATCGGTCAAAGTATTGGGGTTGCGCTGGGCAAACACCCACCATAGTCCAGCATCACCATACAGGTCATAGGCCAGTAAGTCAGGACGCAGATTATAGGTAGTATTGATCTTGAAAAATATATCGTCAGCCTGCTTTGGAATGGGACGATTAGTCATGAATCCAAGATAGATACTGTTTTTTGGTGTGCTGTAATAAGCACTGGTTGAAGCATACACAGCCATTACCAGAATCCTCCTCTCAACAAGTTACCGTTGGCATACTTTTCAAGACTGAACTGCTGGCTGACTTGACTGCGTGTTGGCATTGGTAACAGGGTAATTGATATAGTGATCTTGGTTGGCACATAGGTTGGCGAATTCAATCCAAGATTGGGCGGTGCTGGCGGTATGTTCATACCACCTTGCGGTAAATTGGCACCAGTGAGTCGACTCCATATACTGCTGAGACTGTATGATGCTGTGGTAGTGCTTGACAGTGTTCTACGGAACATGAGACCATTTCCACCTTGTGTCACACCAGATGAAGTTGACTGACGGCCACGAGCACGGATGTAATCTACATCGCTGGGCAAGTTGTAGTTGAACTGCTTGATCACGCAAGGATGTTCATTGAATTGAAAATCGCCTAGACCGCTGAGAAATACCAAGGGCGGAGGTGTGCCTCGCTGTTTGTCTTGACCATAGAACATCTTGGTACAAGATCTTAGAAAATGTATAGTGGCCAGCAGATAATCTGCTTCGTTGGAATCTTGCGCAGTGAAATCTGCATTCATGACCACTTCGCCAGGATTACTGCCTTTGTAGAAATAGCCGCGATAGTTGGAATGTGTCAAATCATAAGCATTGTAGTCGGCTGTATAGGCCATGTCTATGCGAGGTGTATAAGGAAATACCACTCCGTCAGTGTCTCGCAGTGGCTCCAGTATACCAGCTGATCCTATACCAGGCGTTTTGTAAAGATAAGTGGCGCTGGGAGCTAATCTCAATCGTACACGCCAGTCGCCATCGCCTACTGCTTTGCCGCTGGCTTTGCGCAAGGCAGAAACAGATGCTTGTTGACGTGCTTGATCTAACAGTGCCTGGGCACGACTGGCTTCAGCGGAAGCGGCTGTGGCAGGTTCAACAAAGTCGCCGCCTACATAGACAGGATTGTTATCTTCGTCTAATGTGTAACCAGGCAACAGATTACCATCCTCGTCATAGGCCACACCAAAGTTACGTGCGGCCAAGCCACCATAGCCCGGATCGCCCACAGAAAGATTTTGAGCATCCAGTGTGGCTGCCTGTTCTGTAAGTCCTGACTTTATTGTTGCGCCAGTGGCTAAATCAACCACATCCCACTTGCCGGTTTCAGGATTGTAGGAAGCTACGTAATCACCGCCAACTGGTTGTGGTGTGACATTTTGCGGAAGAGCCAGCCTGCCTAACTCTTCTTGTTCTCGCGCGATCGAGATCGCATAGGGACTATCGGCCGGCAGTAATTCTCCGTCTGGTCCAAATATAAATCTATTGGTATCTACATTGGCCAGTCCTATTTCCTGTCTTCCAGGACCTGCGGCAGCAGGATCAGGAGGATCGTTGACTGCTGGTGGTGCTGTGACCAAAGGTGGAGGAGGGGGCAAAGGAGTAATCAATAAACTGGTATCAGGTGGACCTGCGCCAAATGGCTGTACCACCGGGGGTGGAGTTCTACCCAACAGACTGGTATCAGGTGGACCTGCACCAAGGGGTCTTGCCTCTAGCACTGGCTGAGGGCTCACTGCAAAAGTTTGAACTTGAGGCTGTGGATCATTATTGAC